CAGAGTTGACGCGTTTCCAAACGGTTTCGTCGAAGAATGGTTGGAAGCATGTTTGGAATGTGCCGACATAGAGTGGATATTGGCCGATTTCAAATTCAACGGTTGCTTCTTTGACAATCGTGCCGCAGGTCGGGTTGATGGCCAACACAATCACACCAGTCACTTTATTTTCAAACAAAGCAGGGTACTTATTGACATCGGCTTCTTCAATCATTTCGTCCACGCTGTTGGTTTCGAACTCGCGGACTGCTTCAATGCCCTTTTCGGTGAGGCCATAGTGGGTTGAATTGCCGAAGTCTTGGGTAATTTTCAGCAGACGCTGCTCCAGCAGACGCATCATTTGAAGGAACTGACTTTCTGGAAGGGTTACGTCGACGATGATGCGTTTGTTTGGGTCGTCAACCAATGGTTTCAGCAGTTCATAATCTTGTTTATTGATAGTCATGGATTTCTCCTAATTGTTTAAGGGGTTTGAGGATAATACGCTGAATTCCTACTAATTCGAGCGTTGTTTTACAGTGGTAGCATACTTCTTTTGCCCCGTATACTACCATCCAACTGTTTTCAAAATCAGGCTCGTATACGCGTGCCTTATACTTCAGAAGAGCGGCCAGTTCTGCATGGGAGGGCTGCTGGCATTGCTCAACACACTTTTCATAACCTTGGTTAATGCTTTGCCCTTTGCGTGGGCAAATGTGTTGTGCTGGTTGCTTCTTGATACCGTTTGTGCCTAAGAACACACCGTGAGGTGTATGCAGGGCAGCAATGATTGTTTTGTCATAGCATGGACGCAATTCATCCTTATCATGAATATCCTGCATAATCAAAAAGGTTCGTTTTCTTAGGTTATTGCCAGTGGGCGGTGTTTCTTTTTCAGCAGGTGACATTCTTATTGCTTCGACTAAATCGTCAATCAAATCAGTGTTGTCTGGAAATAACGATTCATCCAATTTATTTTGCGGTTTGCCTACCGTTTTAGCGTACCCATTAGGTTGCGCTTCGCCCGATTTATTTTGCGGTTTGCCTAGCGATTCGTCGTATTCGGGCATACTTTTCAGATATTCGGCATCCCTGCAAATTGCTTCAGCAAACTCACGCGGTTCGTGAATAATATCAATAGGCAGCTTCATCAAGATTTCGTCAACACCAGCACCATTCTGCGCCGCTGTAATAAATCGGTTGTAGGCTGCGTTGCCGATTGCTCGGATATTGGCCGCCTGTTGCATCATTCGTTTAACCATGTCGATATTATCAACCATGATTGCGGCAACATTAATACCTTCAATAGTCATAATCAACCCTTCCATTCAACCGCTGTTGTTACGCAGAAGACAACAAATGCGTTTCGGTTTGCGTCAAAAATATCGTATACGGCAACGGTGAAATCGCGCTTGTAGACATCACTGCGCAACTGTTTGAAATAGTTTGCAACCTGACTACGCATAGAGCTTTTCAGTTTACGCAGCTTTTCTTCAGTTGCTTCATCCACATGCAGATAGCGCGTTACCGTGTAGGTCTGGCCGACTTCCAATCGCCACAGTTCCCATTCAGTCGTGCCGAGTTTCGGGGTACGGAATACGTCTTTCTTTGTAGTGTAACTACCGCGCTTCGTGCCTTTCTTCACGCCGCGATTTTCTGTTTTCTGTTCCATCTGTAAATCCTTTTGTTTCTAGTAAGTGTTCACATTATTGAGTGTCGTGTAAGGATTGTCAAGATTTAAATTTCAATTATTGCAAATATCGTTGTTTTAATTCGAAATTAATTTGTTTCAAAGGCGATTTACCCGTATTGAATTGTGCCGCATTTATAATTTTACATCGGGTGAGGGCTTGTCTAGGGGTGAAATTTCTATATCGGGAGAGGGCTTGTCTAGGGGTGAAATTTCTATATCGGGGGAGAGCCTGTCTAGGGGCGAATTCGCTGGTGTTTTGCCTAGTAAAAACAAGGATTTAGATTTTACATGGAATTTGTAGAGGATTGAATCCGCGCTGAAATTTAATGACAAATAAATGATAAATTATTTGTTTACAACAGTTTCAGATTGTGATATTCGCGCGTTCATTAATAGGCGGTTTTCAATGCAAATTAGCGTCTGATATAAATAATTTTTAAATTAATTTCTTTTAGATTCAACGATTTACAATTAAATTTAAAATATTTTAGAAATAATACTTGTCAAGATTTTTAAAAGGCTTATAATACGACTTATCGAAACAAACCAAACAAACGAAAGGACTCAAAATGCGTGAATTTGTTCTTAATATCGGCCTGAAAACTTCTCCACATATGACTAAAGGCGGCAAAATGGAAGATTTAAAAGTCCGTGATGTTTTGGCGGTTTTGCCTGTCTTTAACCTTGATTTTGATATGGCGAAAATTGCCCAATCGGAAACAGAAAAGACTTTGATTCTGAAAGGCGTATCGAATGCTGAATATATCGATTTTGAAAAGGCTATTAAAAACCTTTCAGACACTTTGAAACAAGACTGTATCGCGGCCTATTTTCCAAAATCCGACAGCGGCGCATTAATTGGAAGCCGCTCCGACGATTGGGGAATCTTTGACAAGCAATACTTTATCCAATAAGGAAGCAAGGCCATGAATGACTTTAAACACTATGACGAATTGTTTGCAAGCGTAAACGAAAATCGGGCAATCCCTGTCTATAAACGGCATGACAACCTGTCGGAATACTTGGAAGGCGGATTGATGGAAGTAGTACAAGCGACGGATAAAGACTTGGAATATTTACCCTTCACAAATCCCCAAACAATCAAGAATCATTTGAATAATGCCGTTTACGTCAAAGCAACGGCAAAGGGCAAAGAAGTTATCATGACTGAATTGTATAAAGTCTATGACTTGAAACCGACTATCTAACAGAAAAGGACTAATCAAAATGTATACACTTATCCAAACGACAAGCCAAGCCGTATTTAAAGAAGTTTCGGGCGCATTGGTAGACGTGAAAACAATCGGCAAATTAAACGGCATTACGCCCGTTTTCGAAATGCTGATAGATTTAAGTCTGAAAAATATCGACTTGAAGGCATTAAAAGAAAATCCTGATTGCTTGGTAAAACTGGACGGCGAAATGTTCCCCGATAACTGGAAGACGGCGCAAAAACTTACTTTACAAAACAATTCAGCAAGCGGCGGCGTGCAAACCTCTTCGATGGGCGATTTTTATCCAATTATCCCTTTCCGACGTGGCAATGTTGACTATTACGCATGGGGAAATTATGAAGTCGAAGCGGATAGTATGGAATATTATAAGCTGTTTGAAATTCGTAACCTTTTACGAATCGGCGATTTTAAAACCGCCGAAAGCCGCTTTTTCTCAAAATTTTGGAAGAAGGTAAAATAAAATGGCTATTGACTATAAATTACCCGAAAAACCGTTTCCTTTTATGTTTCAGCTTGAACAGGCTTTTTACTCAAAACGAAATATTATCTGTCATAAAAGCCGTGAAAATACGCTTGCAACGTTTAGGGAATATAGGTATTTGCAAGAAGTAGCACCCAATGAAAACGCCGTTTCATGGTTTGAGAAATTAGGACGCGGTAAGCATTTATCCGATAAATTCAAAGCCGCCAATAATGCCATTGATACCGATATTGATAACTATGTATTTTTTGAAATTACGGAATCTGGTAAAACGGCAGTTTATTACAATAAAAGATTAAAAGATAGGGATAAAGAACACGGCGTAAAAACTTATGACAAAGTAAGCGAATTAGCTGAAGAGATTCAAGAATTAATTTATAGTAAATTCAACATGTTATAATTAAATCTCAAATATTTTAATTATAATACTTGTCAAGTTTTTAAAAAGGCGTATAATACAACTTATCGAAACAAACCAAACAAAGGAAAGGTTTAAAATGAATAACGAAAATTTTAAAAACATTGATGGCGTTTGTGATGACACGCGCGTATTGAAAGAAATTGACGATTATCTGAAAGAAAACGCCGATGATTTAGTTATCGATTTATTCCATTCTGTACAATTACCTGTTACTGGAAAGATGATGATTGCTGAATTTACAAGCGGTTGCTATGCCCACGATAATGATTTTGAAATTCAAATTTTCAATGATGAAGGACTAGCAATCGGATATTGTGAAACTTTACATTCTAACTATTTGTAATACTTAATTTTACCCATCAACAGACTGTAAACAGTCTATAAACAACGAAAAAGGAAATTAAAAATGAAACAATCCAACATTTCAAAAATCGCCGCCCTCCGTAAAGCTATCACAGGCTTCGCATATACTAAAGAGGGAGCAATCCAACATGCTAAAGACTATTTAGGCAAAGAGTTAAAATTTGAAGCTGAAGAGATTGTAAACAGCCGCGGCCATGCTGCTATTATGTTTACAATCTATGACGAAAATGACGAATATCGCCAATTTTCGGCTGAAATTTGCGCCGATAATAAAGAATTTACATTTAAAGGCATTGGACTGGAAGAAAATGTTTCCCGTTGCAATTCACGATTAGCAGCCGCCATGAATAGAAAATCACAAATTGGAAGTAAAAGCGCATGGATTGTTAACTATTACCATGACAACGGCGGCTTTTATGAAGTGTTGGTTTCATATTATACCGTTATCGCCGCATGGAAGGTTGACACCAATATCATCTATTTGCAACGCCATGCGCGTGATTATTCAAACACTACACGCCGCCATCTTTCAGATTTTGAAGCGCATGTTAGCCGTGTTTTGGGCGTAAGCAATAAAACCGCCGTTTTAAAGTGGGCATGTTTTGAAGGTTAAGAAAGAGGATTTTAAAATGACAATGGCTATTAAATATAAAGCGGAAATTGAGTCTATCCTTAACTGTAATCGTGAATTAATTTCTACATTTTACGCGCGCTTAGTTTTGGGATATGAAGGCAAGAAAGAATCGCGGCTTTATATTGATTTGAATTCTTTAGAATTATTCTTCGTAACGTCTAGCTTTTCTTCCAAAAACTCAAACAGCGCAAATACTCCATCTTGGTATCAATTAGACTATAACAACGGGCAAGGAATTGGATTATCAAAACAGGAAGAAAAAGTATTTCTGAATGTGCCCAATGCCCTGCTATCAGGTTTGAAAAATTACCTAAAATCTTATTTAATACCGAGACTTGTTGAAGCATTGGAACAAAGAACAAAAAGGATTAAATAAAATGAAAATGGAAAATGTGAAACGGATTGCTAATCTTCGTAAAACGTTGAACGGTTTACATTACACGGCTTCAGGCATTGAAGAATTGACAAAATCATGGCTTGGTTATGCTTTGGGCGTATCTGTTGGTTATGAAATTTCAGACGTTATCGACAATGACGGCTTTGCTGCTAAAAAGATTGAATTTTTTGAAATTCCACGTCCGAAAAAGCCAAGAAAAAACCGCTTTATTATTGTTCAACATGCCGCCGAAACTGAAGAATTTAACTTTACGCGAATTGGCTTATCTGAATCAGTGAAGCATTCGGCGGAAAAATTTCAAGAGTTAATGACTGATTTTTCCCACGATGGCCTATTAGCAAAAACAGGCGTTTTACGATACCAACTGCCTAGAAAAAATGAAATTTATCGCGTCTTGGTTTGGAACGAACACATTTTAGCCGCTTGGAACGTGAAATATAATAAAGTCTATGTTTCCAGAAAAGCAAACTATTATTGCAAAGAATCGGCGCGTTTGCTGAAAGAGTTTAAAGACTATGCTCAGTCTTGCTTAAATGGCCGTAATGAAACCGCCATTTTACAATATGCAAGTTTTTGAATAAGAAAGGAACAGGCATAAAATGCAAAAAATTCTGTACATTATCGCGCTTGGCCTATTTTTCGGCGGCATGCAATCGGGCAATTTTATCGCCTTTATTATGGCGGCGTTAGCGGCTTATGTGTTGATAGAAGCCGCTGAATCAATGACAATCGAAGAAAAGGAAGATTGACAATGGAATATAAAAAACTGGAAGTCGTGGCAGTCGACGGTTCAATTTATAGCCAAGACGCGGCGCATGAAATAAATTGTCTAGCATGTTCTAATGGTTTCACATACGCGGCAAATGAAGACGAATTATACACTTATCAATCTTTCTTCGAACGTGAAATAAACTCATGTATTCAGTCAATCAAAGACGGCCTGAAACTGGAAATAACGACAGTGGACGAATCCGACGTTATACGATAAGAAACAAACCGCTTGATATTTATCAGGCGGTTTTCTTTTGGCCGCTTGCTTTTCGCGGTTTTCTTTTGGCCGCTTGCTTTGCTGATTGCATATCAGGCCGCCGCCTGATTCAGTCCTAACAATCCTTACACGCATAAATCATGCGCTTTCAATCTGCCGCCTTTGGGCGGTTTTCTTTTATCTGTTGTAAATGTTAAGTTATAACAGATAATAACCTTACATTTCAAATAGTCTATTTCAATCAGTCTTTTATATGCTTTTCGTGTTGCATGACGTGCTAACAATTCGACGATATTTAAAAATAAACGGTTCACTTTGTACAACAGACGCGGCCATGATACGCGGTCGACGTTGAAAAGGTATGGAGCGAAATGTAAAGACGAAGCCTTCTTTACATTATGGCTTTTGAAAAGGTACTTCCTGCGAGCGGAGAGCGGTCGGTGCGGGCGCAGAACCCCCGATTCCGAGAATGCGCCGATTTTGCATATTCGGTAGTCCTTGATTTTTAACGAAATTTTTATGCGTTTTAAAAATAAGCGGATGATTAAAAAAATTTAGTTTGTAAATTTCCTTATAAATCAATTATTTATTCGCCGATTTGTGCAAATGTCAATTTTTTGAGCTGTAAATTGTTGATTTTTATAGATTTTTCTAAAATACGGAGAATCTTGCCAATTTTCTGAATTTTCAGTTTCTCAATTTCGCGCGTAGAGCGTCTCAGATTGAATTTTGACCTATGGGTAGGGGTAGGTATAGGAGAGGGTGTAAAAATCGCTCTGAGGGTGCTTTTTGGGGCAGGAATCGATATTTTGGTGTTTTTGAGGGTCAGTAGCAACGGTTTGGGAGGCGATTTCGCCGACAGACTGATTGTGAAATAATGTGAATTTTTGTGTGATTTGTGTTAGTTCCAACTGAGCTAGTGCCAAAAATGGGTGAATTTTGGTCTTTTCCTTAAAAATCAACGATGTAGCTTATTTTGTAAGGCTGTTAGGACTTGTTAGGAAGCCTCCTTACAGATTTTCTCCAATAATTCCAGTAACTTAAGTACATTTGTTAGAATGTTAGGAAATTTCTTTATTTTCTTATATAATAAAAAAAAGAAGAAAGGGGAAAAGGTATAACAACACTATAAGGAAATATAATACACATTCGTATCGTCACATATAGCAATATTGGCGTTTTTTCCTTACTTCTTACAAAATCTACAAATTGTTGATTTTTATAGGACTTTTTGTTTGTTAGTAAATTTTTTGGTCGTTAGAAAGTCCAAAAACGTCTTTACAAAATGACTTTTTTTTGCTTGATGAGAACGGTTATCATCTAACAATGTTAATGAATCTGTGACGAAACTATAAGTTTTGTCATGCGTTTAAAAACATGAAAAATGAAAACCCAATCTCAATTTTTGGAAAATTCCATTTTGGCGACTCTTTCTAACACGAAGTCTATTGGAAATTTGGAAAATTTTGGATTGTTACGCTCTGAAAATCGTGAGATTGGTCGTTAAGAGTTCTTTACATATGTAAATTGAAAAAGCCAGCTTGACGATAAAGTCAGTTTTAACCTAGAATTGCATCAAACCCCTCTATTTGATAGGAAAGTGAAGGAAAAATGATTAAACGCTATTATAAAGACACTGCGCTGCCACTTATGAAGCGAGGTTTCGAGGTCGTGCCGATTACTCAGGGTAAGAAATTTCCCGAAGGACTCGATTGGAAAAATTTACCGCAAACAGAAAAGTCATATAACGAGATGCTTAAAAAGTTCGGCGACAAGGCAGGAATTGGTGTTGTCACAAGCAATCATCTTTTGGCGATTGACATCGATGTTTTAGACCCACATGCTGCACGCGAACTAATTCAATACGTCCGCGAAATGCTTTCAACCGACAAAATCATGGTTCGTCGCGGAAAGAAACCAAAAGCGATGATTCCGTGTTATGTACCTAATGCCATCGGTAAAATCGTGTCCTCTGTATGGTATTCTGAAAAGTATGGTCGTATGCAAATTGAGTTGTTGAACAATAGCAAGGATGGTCATCGCCAATTTGTCGCGTTTGGTGATTATCCAAACGAAGAGGGTTTGCATTACGAATGGGAGAATGATTACTCCCTGCTCGATATTGAGCGCGTTGAGGATTTACCAACCTTCCGACCTGAAATGATTCAACCCTTGTTCCGATATTTTGATGACTTGATGTATCGGAATGAGTATGAGCGCATTGCTCTCACCAATTTGCATAACGTCAAATTAGATGACGTTCACATTGAAGAGGATGAGGATTACGACCTCTATAACGACTCGAAGCAGGTGAAAATCTCGGACGAGCGCGTTGAGGAGATTGTTAATTCCTTAACCGAGGGTTTCTACGACAGTTATGAAAAATGGGTAGCTATTGGTCAGGCAATTAAATTTCAAATTGATGATTCTGAAAAGGGTTATCAAATTTGGAAGGCATGGTCACGAAAAGCCACTGACCCATCTACGGGAGAACCCTATGACATCAAAGACTCAAGCCTTCGTGCGAAATGGAAGAGCTTCCGTAATGACCGTGCGAACGTGGTGACATTCGCAAGCGTTCTGTATGACTATTACTCATCTGCAAAGAATGAAAATTTCACGCAGACATTTGAGAATCTAAAGCAGATGTTCGAAGAATGCGATGATATTCGTAAATACGATGAATTGATTGCGGAGGCTTCGTATAACCGATTCACTACGGCGCAGCAGAACGCAATCGAACACGTCATTGCTCGAACATACACCCGATTATATGGTGAGAAAATCAGTGCGAGCGCGGTTCGAAAAACACTTACTGAGGCTATCGAGCAGTTCGACACACCCGACTATATGAAAAACTGGGTATATTTGCTCAATGGGGACAAATTCTACGATACTAAAGAAGGTTTGGCGGTTTCCCCAACGTCGTTTGATACGCTGATTTATCACTCCGTGTCGGATGCAATGAGTATGAAAATGCGCCCACAGGACTTGGCCTTACGAGCGTACAAAATACCTAAAGTAATTGACGCGGTGTACATGCCTACGATGGGCAACTTGTTCAAATTCAGTGAACGCTCTAAGTACCAATATATCAATGCTTATGACAGCAAGAATGTGCCTGAAGAGCCTTCTCGCTATTCTAAGGGTGATTTGGCAGCCATCGAATTGGTTGAAAAGCATTTTGAGCATATGATTGAAGACCCTCGTGAACGCGAAATCTTCCGTCAATGGGTTGCATATCAGGTTCAGTACACTGGATACACACTCGGATGGGCTGTGTTCCTGCATGGTGTCGGCGGTGACGGTAAATCCTTCTTCCATTACCTGATTTCGGCGATGATTGGTAAGGAAAACGCCAAAATCGTGTCACAAGATGCGATGAAGTCTGGGTTTACGAAATGGGCGACCAATTTGAGCTTCGGTACAGTCGAAGAAGTGCATTTGGCTGGTGTTAAAGGCGTTGAGATTTACGATAAACTCAAAACCATCATTGCCAGCCCGACCATCGCAATGATTGCGAAGGGTAAGGATGAAATTAACGTACCAAATACAGCGAACTATCTGTTTTTGAGTAACCGACTGGCCGCGTTGCCGATTGATTCGTCAGACCGTCGTATTTTCGCTATCTACTCGCGCTGGCAGGAGGCCAGTAAGATTGAGCAGTTTAAGAAAGAGAACCCGAAATACTATCCTGACCTACACAACACTTACAAAAACCACGCTGGTGCATTGCGCAAATACTTTCGAACCGAAGTTAAAGTTAGCGACGAGTTTTTGTCTTACTATGATGCACCGCGCACAGTTTCACGCCAGCGTTTGATTAGTGAAAATATGCCCGAATCCATTCAGGAGTTGTTGGAGATTGTTGCCAAGAATGACGACCCGTTCTTGTGTGAAGAGTTTCTGGATGTGAAATACTTCCGCCAAATGAAACTTGCTGACAAAAACTTCAAGGACGCAAATATCCGTTGGCAGCAACACTTGATTCCGCTGGGTTACGAGCTTGTCGCTAATGCTGTGCGTATTCCAGAGATTGATAAGTCGTATTTACATACGGTTTACTCGAAGAATCCGACCCGATTTAAAAACGCATCAATGAAGGTTTCTGCGGCGATACGCCAATACGTTACTGACGCATCCAACCCAGAACTTGTGTATGACAAGAAATTTGAGGATGCCGCTGAAGAAGTTGATGAGAAAGAATTGGAAGATTTATAAAAAAAAGTGTTGCATATTGCTGTGAAACACGGTAATATGCAACTTCCTAAACCAAACGTATTTTGTTAACCACCAACTAAAGGAAGTCTAAAATGAAAGAAATTACTTTGACCCAACTCGCCGCCATCATGGTAAGTTTGACTGAAGCTCTCGACCGCAATACCAACGCACTGTTGTCTCAACAAGGTCAAGCACCTAATCCCGAAACGCATGCTGAAGTTGAAAGCAAAGAGCCTGAAGAAAAAGTTGCCGAAGCTCCTGTTGAAGCGGCTGAAGACAAGTCCGACGACAGCAATGACATCACATTGGACGTTGTTCAAGCGGCCTTACTCGATGTGAAAGCTAAACACGGTGCTGACGCGGCTAAGGCAATTCTGAAAGAAGTTGCTGGTGTAGCCACTGTAAAACGCACCCCTGAAGACAAATATCAAGCCGTCATTGACGCTTGCGCGGCCAAAATGGAAGAAGACGTGGTTGAGGAGAAAGAGGAAGAACCTGTTACTCCGAAACACAGCTTGGATGACGTTAAGGCTGCTGCCAAAGAACTTGGCGCACTCGGTCGCGCATGGCTGGAACGAGCCAAGCAAATCATCGCGGAAGTAGGTGGCGCAGCTAAAACAGCAGACGTTCCTGTTGAAAACTACGACAAGTTGTACGAAGCACTGGTATCCGCTAAAGAGGTTGCTGAAGCCGAAGTCGAAGACGATTCTGATTTTTAATTTGAAAAGAGCGGTATAGCCGCTCTTTTTTTTGTATGAGGTTTCGTATGAAAGAAATTGAAATTAAACTCGACGGGCATTCTGTGTTCTCGCCGAGTTCAAGCGAAATGTGGCTGAATTGTTCGGGAAGCCTACTGGCAAACTTAGCAATTCGAGCGAAAGAAGGCAGTGGTTCATCGGAGGCCGCCGCAGAAGGCACGGTTGCACATGAGATGGCAGAGATATGGCTGCGCAGCGGTAAGCGTCCTATCAAGCATTTAGGTGAGGTACGAACAGTTGACGGTTTTGACGTAGAAGTGACTGAGGAGATGCTCGATTATGTCGCCGAATACGTCAACTGGTGTAACGACCAAGAAGGCGATAAGTTCGTGGAGGTCAAGGTTGATTTCAGCCATTTAACGCCTATTCCCAATCAGACTGGTACGTCCGACCACGTTTGTTGCAGCGACGAGAAGCTGACTATCACTGACCTGAAATACGGCATGGGTGTTACGGTTGACGCTGAAAACAACACGCAGTTGCAGATATACGCGCTTGGTGTACTACACGACTTCGGCTTCCTGTATGACTTCAAGACTGTTGAGATGCGCATTTGTCAGCCACGCCTGAATCATTTCTCGACGTGGGAAATTACTGTCGACGAACTGCTCAAGTTTGGTGAATACGTCAAGGAACGCGCAAAAGCCGCGCTTGAACCGAATGCCGAACGCGTTGTTACCGAGAAAGGCTGCCGCTGGTGTCGGGTTAAAGCTCAATGCCCTGAGCAAGCGCGTTATATCGAAGAGCTAATCGGTGACAAATTTGACGCAGAAGAACCTGTTTCAGAGCGAATTCAAAACGACACTTATCTGGCAAAATTGCCTGAAATTGACGAGTTGAGCATGGAAGATGTCGAAAAGATTTACAGTAAAATCAAAATAGTTACATCTTTCTTCAATGAAATTGAGAAAAAACTGCTTGACTTCGCCCTGAAAGGCGGTAAAATGCACTCATACAAGTTAGTCAGCGGTAGGAAACAACGGAAGTGGGTTGACGAAGCCCACACTCTTAATTTTATCCAGCAAGATACGGTATTCGATTTGGATGAGTTCCAACCAAGACAACTTGTTACTGTGGCGCAAGCCGAGAAACTCTGCAAACGTCACAAAATCGACTTCGAGCCGCTCCGCGCTCTGGTAGATGAATTAAGTGGAAGACCCACCATCGCGCCAGTCGAGGACAAGCGACCTGCTTTGAAAATTGTCGATATGGATTCGAAGTTCGAAGACTAAAGAGATGTGAGCGTCACTCTTTCAAATCAAACGCTTGACAGGTTGTCAACCAGTCGTCGGCGGCCTGTCTTGAACAATGGATGTGGTCTGGTATCGTTTTCAAGCTCCTTCGATAACAGCGTCGCTTTGGCGAGCGACCATCCACCCTATTCAGAGTGTAATATCAGTTGGTAGATGGCCTGCCTTGGAAGCAGGAGGTCGTAGGTTCGAGTCCTACCACTCTGACCAGTTATTTGCTACCGTGTGGGCGGCAAACCAAAGAAAGCCCATGTAATTTTTAATATGTTAGGAAATAAAATGTCAAATATTGAGCGTAAAGTTGGTTGTTTGGTTGAGTACAAAGACGGTACAGTGATGCTGAAAAACGTGCCTACATGGTATGCACGAATTGACCATCCCCGTGCTTTTGAAGAAGGTGACAAGAAGAAATACAGTCTGACCGCCTTCTTGAACAAAGAAGAACACGCCAAAGAAATCAAAATTCTCGAAGACCTCATCCGTCAACACATGGCGAAGGGCGAAGACTGGGAAGACGTTGCAGTTAAAAACCGTTGCTTGTTGGACGGTAGCCGCGTTAAAAACCTCCCCGAAGACAGTGACGTTCCAGACCACTATCGCGTACGCTTCTCCGCCAACGAAAGTTTTCCTCCTGCCGTCCGTAACAGCGCAGGCACTAAGCTGAACCGCCGCGTCCCTGAAGACATGGAAGAAATTGAAGAATTGAACCGCAATGGTCGTCACATGACAATTCTGTTCGACTTCTACGGTTGGAAAAGTCCGAAATTCGGTGCTGGTATGACTCTGAATCTGCAAGCAGTTCAGGTTCACAACAAGCAAACCGATTTGAAACTCGGCTCAAGCGGTGTTAACGAGGGTGACGACGCTGATTGGGATACCGAAGAAGAGTTGTAAATCAACACCCATCACCCAGCAGGTTAGTTCCTGCTGGGTATTTTATTATCTATTGGTACTGATACACTTCCGTGGCGGCTGCTGTTGTCTAACCAATCACAAAAGGAAATCATCATGTTTGACTATCGCTCAAACGTCGTAATCATGGATATTGAATGTTATCCTAACTACTTCTTGGTCGCATTCCGCGACACTTTAAACCCAGAAAAAACCAAGCATTTTGAGATGCGCAACGATTCCAATAAGCTAGACACTGCTGGCATCAAACAATGGCTGCGTTCATCAACAGTAATTACTTTCAACGGTAATCATTACGACATGCCGCTGCTCATGTACGCCCTAGAGGGCGTCAGCAACGCCGAGCTTAAGGAAGCGTCCGATTTGTTAATTGGCGCGGACTATATCGATGAGTATGGTAAGAAGCAGAAACGCGAAGCCTTGCGCTCTTGGGAATTCATGCGTCTCTATGAGCTTGAATATCCGTCATACATGCAGCATATTGATATTTTCGAAATCCCTACTGGCACACTTAGCCTGAAGGCGTACGCCGCCCGAATCGGCTGTCAAAAGCTCCAAGACCTCCCGATTGATGCCGACAAAACATTGTCGTTGATTGAGATGGATGACATCGCAAAATACTGTGATAACGATACGGCGAACACTCTACGCTTGTATGAGACTGTAAAGGCGCAAGTGGATTTGCGTATCGAGATTTCGAAGCAATATAAAATCGACGTTCGTTCCAAGTCGGACGCGCAAGTTGGTGAGGCCATCTTCAAACACGTCATCGAAAAAGACCGTGGCTGTCGAATTTACCGACCAGAACCGAACACAATTAAGCGTAGATTCAAGTACGACATCCCCGAATACATCTATTTCGAGCATCCGACGCTACAAGACCTGCATGACTTGTTGAAGCATACCGTGTTTGAAATCGAGCCTTCTGGTCATGTTAAAATGCCGCGCGAACTCGCCTCCATGAAGATTCAGATTGGTAAAGGTCTCTACACAATGGGCATTGGGGGTCTGCACTCAAACGAGAGCGGTCAAGCCATTATCGCCGCCGAAGACGAAATCATTTGCGACGCGGACGTGACTTCATATTACCCATCCATCATTATTAACGGCGGCTACTATCCTGAAAACTGCGGTCTCCCATTCTTGCGCAACTACACGCGTTTCCGCGATGACCGCGCGAAGTGGAAGAAACTGCCAGAGAAACAGACCATCTGTAATACCTACAAGATTGTTCTGAATGGCTCGTTCGGTAAACTGTCGTCAATTTACAGCTTCTTGTACAGCCCTAAGATGATGATTCAGGTGACTATTACAGGCCAGTTGTGTCTGTTGATGCTCATTGAGCGCATTGAGAAAGCTGGTTTACGCATCGTATCGGCCAATACCGATGGTATCGTGATTTACGGCAAGAAGAATGATTTCTGGAAAGCTGAACGCGAGATTCACTTGTGGGAAATCGAGACTGGCTTCAACATGGAATTCACGCAATATCTGGCAATTTACAGCCAGTCTGTGAACAGCTATCTCGCCCTGAAAGCACCGTCTAAAGGCGAAACAAAACTCAAATGGAAGCGTAAAGGCGATTACGCCGAACGCGGCTTGAGCCAGTCTGGTAACGGCCAAGTTTGTATTGAGGCTGTGATGGCCTACCTTGAGCGCGGTATTCCTATTCGTGAGACTATCGAAGGTTGTACGGACTTCCTGAAATTTACGAACTTCCAGCAGGTGAAAGGCGGTGCTTATAAGGACGGCAAGTATCTTGGTAAGGTTGTGCGCTGGTACTACTCAACGAAAACAGAAACAACCATCGTGAATTCGAAGGGTAATAACGTTCCGTTGACGAAGGGCGCAATGCCAGCCATGAATTTACCTGATGAGTTCCCGTCAGACATCGACTACGACTGGTACGTCCGCGAAGCCTACTCCATGCTTGACCGTCTCGGCGTGCGTGGTGTGCCGAAGGAAGCTCAGGCGTTTGGGCTTGTCAAAGGCGGCGGTATCAAGTGGGGTCGTCGTGACGGCCAGCAGACATGGCATCGTATCGACCTGTCAACTAAAGACGCGTTGTGTGAAGCACGTCTCAAAGACCGCCATGATGAATGGGTTTATGCGGATGAGTTGCCAGCAGATAGTCGGGTCTGCGGTAAATGTAAGCGCAAATGAAATCACTGAGCCAACGCGAAAGCCGCATTGAGAAAACCAGCCGCCTGCTTGCTGAAAAGCGCGGTTGGTTTCAGGTCAAAATTGAACGCAGCAGTGTGAACGGTTTCCCAGACCGACTGTTTATTAAAAACGGGAACACCATTTACGTTGAGTTCAAGAATGACGCTGGTAAATTGCGCCCTGAACAGGAACGAGTAATTGACACTATACGCAAACACGGCGCGAGTGTTTACGTCATTTCCACACTGGAGGAAGCTGATGTCATATTTAGATAAATTGAAATCACGTTTTGACAACGTTGAGTTGGGTGAGCATCACTTGGATGAATATCAACTCACAGCTATCGAGTTCTTGAAGACTCACCCAAGAAGCGCGTTGTTCATTGACACTGGTCTTGGCAAAACGGCAATATGCCTCAAATTGATACGAGACCTTATCGATGACGACAAAATAAACAAAGTGCTGATTATTGCCCCTCTGAAAGTAGCCAACCAGACATGGGGTGATGAAATATCAAAATGGCATTTTTCCGCTCCGCTGTCGCATAAACTGGTGCGAGCCGAACACATTATTGAGGCGGTAAACGCATACGCGCGTAATGAGAAAACACGTCCGTTTAACGAATCTGACCTGAAGAAAATAAGCCGAAAGGTAAACACTAGGGTTAATAAATTTTTGAAAAATAACCCTGACGTATCCGAATCAGACAAAAACACCCTGATTGCCAAAACGCAACTCGCCGTTGAGAAAGAATATCGCAAATGGTTGACCGAGAAAGCTCGCGTTGAGGCCGCTGGTATTCAGATTCGAAAATACGAGCGTGAATGTCCTACGGTGATACACATCATAAATCACGAGATGGTTGAATGGCTTGTGAACGCGTGGGGTACTAATGATTGGATTTATGATTGTGTCATTTACGACGAGAGTGACGGTATCAAGGATGCGACAACGAAGCGTTGGAAGGCACTTGATTCAATCAGGCATAAAACAACCCATTTTTACGAACTCACCGCTACGCCAGCGGCGGAAAATCATCTCGGTCTGTTCGCCCAGATAAAATTGCTCGATGGGGGTAAACGTTTGGGTCGCACCATGACCGAGTACAAAGAGCGATACTTCAACGTCAATCCTTACAATTACAAAATCACTTTGAAAGAAGGCGCGGCGGATGCGATTGCTGATGCCATCGCCGACATCACGCTTGTGATGAAACAGGAAGACTATCTGAAGGATATTCCGCCTTATGTGGTGGAAGACGTTCTGTATGAGTTGCCTGAGAAACAAAGGGAATTGTATAATGCTATGAGCAAGACGGGTATGATTGAAGTTGATGGCCGTGAAATCATCGCCGAACAAGCAGGTTCAGTATTGCAGAAGATGATGCAAATCTGTGCAGGTTTTGTATACGAAGGGACTGAAAGCATTAGCGACTTCGGCGCTGTCGTTAAAGACAGACAAATACATTATCTACATACGGCAAAAATCGAGGCTCTGCGTGAGTTGATGAAACGTCATCCAGACGAAAACTTCCTGATTTCATACTACCATCAAGGCAGTCTTGCATTATTGCAAAAACACTTCCCTGAAGCCATTAAGATGGATAGACAAGGCACGCAAAAGGCTGCATGGAATCGTCGTGAGATTAAGATGCTGCTCATGCACCCGAAATCTGGAGCGCATGGCTTGAACCTGCAAAAAGGTGGTCATATCGTAATTAACTTTGACGTATATTTCTCATACGGTCAGTATTACCAGTTCTTGCGTCGCCTTGCCCGACGTGGGCAGGAGAATGACAAAGTGCTTGTCTATAATCTACTGGCTGAAAGAACCTATGACGTGGTTGTTAAGAAGGCTTGTTGGGAAGGTAAGCAAAACACACAAAACGTATTTTTTGAACTGATACAGAAATGCAAAAAGGCTTTAAAGCATGGCTAACATGAAAAAGGCATCGACAGCATTATTGCTGGGTAATGGAACAAATGCCACGCTGACAATAGACGATATTTTGAGTAAGGGCGTGACTATTAAACAGGCCGCCCTGATTTTTCACGTCCATAACACAGAACTCGGCAACCTTGTACGCAAGGCAAAGATTCAGCCGTCTGGCACGCGCAACGGTGCTGATATTTATGCCATTCGAGATATTGCGAGCGTGTGCGTTCCGCCCGTCTGGACGGACGAGGAATGGGAGGAAGTGTTCCATAAGGGGCATTTCCCCATTGCGCTCAAAAAGGACTTCTGGGCTGCGAAAAAGGCGCGTCTGAGCTATCTTATCGAGGCTGGTGAGTATTGGCATACCTCCGAAGTGATTGACGCTGTATCTGAGCTTAATAAGACCTTTGCAATGGGTGTCAAACTTATCCCCGACACCATAGACCGTCTGACATCACTCACTCCTGAGCAACGAACCCTTATCGTGGAGTTACTCGACGAGGTGATGGAAGGCGTTGCTAAATCAGTGGTTGATAAGTTCGGCGAACGTGCGCAGAAAGAGCGTGCTGCCCGTTATGAAGATTTAACAGGAGAACAAGTAAATGACGTTGATGAGCGAGAACTCGAAGACCTTTAAACATATCGGGCAGTACGGCAGTCTGTCCGATATGTTTGTTGAATTGGCCTCAATATTACAACCTCCAGAACGCCTCACTGTATCCCAGTGGGCTGAGAAATACCGATACGTCAATAATCGCGGCTCTTACGTTGGTTATTGGAAGAACTCGACAACTCCATACATGATTGAGCCTATGGATATGCTAAGCAGCCCGATTCACGATGGTGTAATTATGGCTGCCCCTGCGCAGTGCGGTAAGACCGATGCGCTGATTGTCAACTGGACTGGTTACTCTATCCACGGCGACCCGATGGATATGTTGATTATTAACCCGACCTCGGCAATGAGCCGTGACTTCTCCAAACGTCGTGTTGATAAACTGCTGCGTGACACTAAAGAATGCGGTGAGTTGCTCAACGGAGACCGCGACGCTGACAATATCAGCGACAAACATTTCCAAAACGGCGTATTCCTGTCATTGGCACATCCGAGCGTATCCGAACTGGCAGGTCGTCCGATTCCGCGTGTCATGTTGACCGACTACGACCGAATGGATGACGACATCGGCGGTGATGGTTCGCCTTACGACTTGGCGGCAAAACGTACAACGACGTTTGGCTCGTATCGTATGTGCTTGGCCGAGAGCAGCCCTAGCCGACCAATCGAAGACCCTAACTGGGTTGAAGTAGCTGGCTCACACGAAGCACCTCCGACTAAGGGTATTTTCGCGCTCTATAATCGAGGTGATAGACGCAGATGGTATTGGGCTTGTCCTCACTGTTCTGAGCGTTTCGAGGGTACATTCTCGATGCTCAAATGGGATGAGAAAGCCACGAACATGATTGACATTGCTGCTTCAACCTATCTGCAATGCCCTAAATGTTTTGGTCGGATTGAACAGTCACAACGGCACGCCATGCAGCAAACAGGCGTATGGGTTCAAGACGGAATGTATTTCAACCGACAGGGCGAATTAGTAGGCAGCCCGCGTAAAACTCGTATTGCGTCCTTCTGGCTGCGTGGTGTGGCCGCTGCATTCGTAAACTGGGGTCAACTGGTTACAATGTATCTGGCTGCTGAGGAAGAGTTTAAAACCACTGGCTCAGAAGAGGCGTTGCAGAAGTTTTACAACACCGACTTGGCTGAACCATACATTCCGAAATCACAAGTTTCACAACGATTACCCGAACACCTGAAAGACCGCGCGATTGACATCGGTGAACGCGTTGTTCCTATCGGTGTTCGAAATTTGATTGCTTGTGTCGACGTGCAAAAGAACCGATTTGTTGTTCAAGTACATGGCATTTCCGCTGGTGCGCCGTTCGATATTACAGTGATTGATAGATTCGATATTCGTAAATCTGCGCGTGTTGACGCGGACGGTGACAATTACTTCGTCCGTCCAGCGACATTCTTCGAGGATTGGTCTTTAATTGAAACTGAAGTAATGGATAGACTGTACCCTCTGGCCGATGGTAGCGGACGACGTATGGGTATCACGATGACTGTTTGTGACAGTGGTGGTTATGCGCGTGAGAAGGGTGAAAGCGTTACGTCTATGGCCTATGATTTCTACCGTAGCCTGAAGAATAAGCGTAAAGCCGCTCGATTCCACTTGGTGAAGGGTGTCGTTACACCGAACTCACCACGAGCCTTCATCACATATCCAGATGCAACCAAAAAGGACGCACTCAGCGCAGCGCGTGGTGACGTACCAGTCCTGATGCTCAACTCGAATATGCTGAAAGACACCTTGTCGAACAGGCTTGATTCAACTGAAGTTGGGCATGGTCTGATTACCTTCCCAGACTGGTTGTCTATCGAGTTCTATCAGGAGTTATGCGCCGAGATACGAAGCCCTACGAAATGGGAAAAGATTCCTCACCAAAACAACGAAGCGTGGGACTTGCTGTATTACTGTATCGGCGTATCAATCTCAAAACTGTTGATGATTGACCGTATCGATTGGGCAAATCCGCCGCCGCTGTTTGATGAATGGAATAAAAACCCGTTGGTTTATGCTCCAGTTGATGCAACGGACGAAACAGGAGATAATGTTGTCATTCACGATGCCCAACAATCTTATTCCGAGTTGAGTTGGGATGAAATTAACAGATTACAGGGAGCGTAGTATGAGTTGTAATTGCACATCATACACACCAGAGCAATTAAAAGACGCGAAAGACGCGTATTTCCGCATTGCGTCTGGCCAAAACGTAACGGTGGTGATTGACCAGAATGGTGAGCGCATCGAGTATCAAAAGGCGAATTTATCTGTATTGGCGGATTTAATTCGTCGAATGGAGATGGAGCTACGCGCCTGCGGCATGCTTGACGGCGGACTGCATGGTCAAGGTTATCGCCCGTTGCGAGTATACTTCTAGGAGATATTATGTCAGGTATTGACGGATACAAATCACACGGCGGCACGGGCGGTCTTGATGGCGCGAACCGAACCAGTCGCGAAATGGCAACGTGGGAAGCATCCCCGTTGCCGATGGATGCGATGTTGCGTTTTGAAAAAGACATCATCGACGACCGCGCTCGCGACGTAGTTCTCAATGATGGTTATGCCAGCGGTGTTGTGGCCATTCACAAAGACAATATTGTTGGTTCTCAGTTTAAGCTGAACTCTCAACCAAACATTGACGTTCTTGGTGTTGATGATAATGAGTGGTTATACAACTTCCAGCGCATTGTCGAATCAAAATTCAACAACACGGCATCAAGTGCTAAACACTGGCTTGATGCCGCTGGTATTAAAGACTTCACCGCAATGGTTCGCCAAGCAGTTGGTGTGTTCTTGATACACGGCGAGGTTCTCGCTGCCGCTGAATGGATTACCGACCAAAAACGCCCATACGCAACGGCTATTCAGATGATTAGCCCGAAACGTTTGAGTAATCCGAACGGTCAGATGGATGACGCAACACTCAAAGCAGGTATTGAGCGTGATAAATACGGCAGACCTGTTGCTTATCACATTATGGAAGCACATCCATACGATTACACTCAAACCGAAAAATTGTTTAAGTGGAAGAAAATCCCTGCTGAAACCAAGTGGGGTCGTAAGCAAATTATTCATATCATCGACCAACTGATGCCTGAACAAGTGCGCGGTGTAAGCGAGATGGTGAGCGTATTGAAGCAGATGCGTATGACCCGTCGCTTCCAAGACGTTGAATTGCAACAGGCCGTCTTACAGGCAACATATGCTGCGAGCATTGAAAGTGATTTGCCGCCGCAAATGATTACTGAAATTATGGGTGGTAATCCAAACGGCGCGAGCTTTGACATGGCTGCCAAGTCCATGCTTGGTTCTATCTTGCAACATACTGCAACGCGCGATATTCAGTTGGATGGCGCACGAATTCCAGTGTTGCACCCGAATACAAAACTGAACCTGCAACAACTCGGTCAGCCAAGCGGTACGGGTTCTGAGTATGAGCAATCATTACTGCGACATATTGCGGCTGGTCTTGGTGTCAGCTACGAGCAGTTCTCACGCGACTACACCAAAACAAACTATTCCAGCGCACGCGCGAGTATGAATGAAACATTCAAATTCATGCAGTCACGCAAAAAGGCCGTCGCGGATAAATTCGCAACTGAAGTCTACCGCTTATGGCTGGAAGAGCAAATCAACAACGGTTCTGTTCCTTTGCCGAAGGGTAAAACCGCAGCATGGATTTATGAGAATCCAGAAATCTTTGACGCTCTGGCGCAATGCTCATGGATTGGCGCGGCTCGCGGCCAAATCGATGAGATGAAGGAAACGCAGGCAGCAATTCTCAAAACCAAGTTTGGTTTGTCAACGCTCGAAATTGAAGCGGCTCGTATGGGCTACGACTGGCGTGAATTGTTGGCACAACGTAAGCGTGAACAGGACGAGATTGAACGCTTGGGTATTGTCATTGATGATGGCGCGGAAAAAGCTGTTGTAAACAAAAAATCTTCAAAATCTGGGGAGTCTGTTGATTCCGATGATAAAAAAGGAGATAATTCCGATAACGAAAATTCGAAAGATGGCGAAAATGAGTAATTCAGTACATCCTATTGTTGCGTCTCTTGCCTCACAGCAAACGTTATATCTTGCTGTGCAGCAGGAGGCAGCTGGCAAATTTTTGACCGATTTGAACGTCAACATGACTAACCCAGTGTTGCAAACAGAAGAAGGCCGAGTCGACATGGTTAAACAAACTATGGCTCGAAGCATCGGTGCTTCTGCGGTAGGCGGCGTTACAATGTATGGCAGGATTGGTACAACAGCAGTAATTCCTGTATTCGGCGCATTGATAAATCGATTTAATGCGACCTTTGGTTTTATCACTGGTTACAACTACATCAAAAATGCAATCGCAACTGCGTTGGCTGATGAGTCGGTTGATAACATTATCTTGGATATTAACTCTGGCGGTGGTGAAGTTGCTGGCTGTTTTGAAACAGTCGATTACATCAAGGCGGCTCGGTCTCAAAAAGAAATTCATGCCATCGTTGACAGTAATTGTTATTCTGCGGCATACGCGATTGCTTCGGCGTGTACGTCGATTAAGGCCACACCAAGCAGCGGAATTGGTTCTATCGGCGTTGTCGCCATGCACGCAAGTTACGAGAAAGCACTGGAAAAGGAAGGTATTTCCGTAACATTCATCAAAGCTGGTGAACACAAAGTTGACGGCAACCCATACGAAGAATTGACTGATTCTGTAAAAGCGGATATGCAAAAAAGAATTGACGCAACTTATCATAGCTTCGTATCATTAGTGGGTGCGAACCGTTCGCTTGCCGTTGAAGATGTAGTAAAGACGCAGGCGGCGTGTTATACTGCGCAAGATGCAAAATCGATTGGTCTCATCGACGACGTAATTAGTGTCGAAGGGGCTGTTAAGTTAATCACGGAGGGACGTATGTCTAATGAAAATACAGTTCAGGCGGTAAACGAAACCAAAACTGAACAGCAGGCTCAAACGCCTCAAGCCCCTGTTGCCCAAGCCGATGTAAATGCTGAACGCAGCCGCATTCAGAGCATTATCACCGCCGAAGCAGCTACCAAGAACAGCAAATTGGCACATCATCTGGCGTTCAACACCAGCATGAGTGTCAAAGATGCTATTCAGACCCTGAATGCCGCAGCGCAAGATGTTAAAGAGCAGCCTGTTGCCCAACAACCAACCGCTCAACAACCAGCCGCAGCAGTTAACCTGTTGGCCGACGCAATGGCTCAAACCAAACAGCCTAACGTTGGTGCTGATGCAGGCGATGTGTCTGAAGCAACCAAACTGGCCGCCGACATTGATGTTGTAGCCAGCTTCCTGAAAAACGACCAATAAGGATTTAACCATGTTTGCGAAAAGTGAAAAAATTACAGGGGTTGGCGGTGAGCATATTCCGTTGTTTGCCAAACAAACTCCGTTGCCAGTTACAGTGTCTGCAAAAGCCACTGAACCTGTTTCACAATATCAAGTGTGTATTTTGAAAAATGACGGCACTGTAACTGCTGTTACTGGTTTAACAGGCATTAGTCCGTTGAGTAATGCACAACAGTTGTGCATTACTGCGTTTGCTGCAAAACCTAATGAACCAGTGAGCGTTTATACTCATGGTACATTTAACGTCAACGCTCTTGCCTACGGCTTGGATTTCTTCTCTACTTCCGAAAATACAGTTACTGAAAAAATCAAAAAATTGCGCAAGTTTAATTCAAGCGTAATTTTCTTCGAAAATTGCGAAACAAATCCGGTACAACGTACTTAAGAAAGGTTAATTATGCCAAACGCACAAACTCTGACGGAGACCCTGATTCAAGGTGGCTTGATTCGCAAGATGGAAGCTCCGAAATCCTTCTACCGCGCCTTGTTCGGTAACACCTTCTTGGCCAAATCCGACGTGATTATCTTTGACGACGTGTTCGAAGACTATCGCGGTATCGCCAAATTCGTTGCCCCTAACGTGGTAAGTAAGGTCAACCAAAACAAAAACTTCGATGTGAAATCTTTCCGTCCTGCATACGCTAAAGAGAAAGACTCCATCGACGCATGGGATGAACGTCTGCAACATCGCGTGGCTGGTGAACAACTGTTCGGCAGTATGACTCCTGCTCAACGCGCAATGGCAATTCGCGCCAAGCAAATGCAGATGCACCGCATCAAAATGGCTAACCTGTACGAATTGATGGCCTTCAATGCCTTCTCTCGTGGTGAATTGGCTATTAGCGGTGATGACTACCCGACCACAACCGTAAGCTACTTCCGCGACCCTGCTTTGACAATGAGTACATTGGGTGCTGACAAGTGGACTGCGGCAGGTGTTAACCCATTGACCATCTTGGCTAAGATGTCTGACTTGGTGTATGAAAAATCACACACTTCCGAAGTCGACACCCTGATTATGGGTCGTGGTGCATGGGCTGCCTTCTACGCCTACTTCTCCGCTAAAGAACGCTCTCACTTGCTCGACCGCAACATTCGTGGTTCTGATTTGACCATGAACCTGTTGCACGTTGGCGATGTACGCGGTGTTGCTATGGTGGCTCGCTTCACTGCCCTGAACGGCACAACCATTGAAGTGTACGTTGACAACCGCAGCTATCTCGGCGCAGACGGCTTGCCTAAACGCTATGTTGCTGACGGCGAAGTTATCGGTTTCGACAGCCGTGAATTTGCAGGTGTGATGGCCTTCGGTGCAATCAAAGACGCAGATGCTGGCTGGGTTGCGACTGAAATGCACCACAAAGAATTCCGCGTTGACGAACCATCAACTACCTACCTGTTGACCCAATCTGCTCCATTGCCGATTACGCTGACTCCAAACAGCGTGTTCCGCATCGCAGATGTAACTAAATAAGGATGTCTGAAATGTCTGAAACTATCAAAATGGTTAAGTTCAAAACCAACGTGTCTTTTGTCGGCAGTGATGGCGTTCTATACTTCGGTGGTAGCGTTGTTCAGTTACCTCAAGAAGACTTTGACGGTCAGGTTGAAGTCTGTGAGGAGTTCGGTTTGCCAGCACCTGAGTTGATTGAAGAAATCGAAGCAGTTGTTGAAGGCGACAAAGAACCTGAAGGCGAAAAACCTAAAGGTCGTGGTAAGAAAGCTGCTCAACCTGAAGGTGACGAGTCTGAACTGTAACGCTTCTTAGCAAATAGGTTTCGTGTTAGAATTAACGCGAGACCTATTTTTTTTATGGAATAAAGCCATGAGCTACATTGATATTTATGACGATGTTCGAAAACATTGGGAAAGCGACAGCGGTGGTACAAACGCTGCGGCTACACAGATTTCGTTGAAGGATTTCAAACTGAGCGGCAACTCGCTTAGTGCGACAGTTGGTGGTGTAACAAAGACTGTTGACTTGAGTCCGATTATTCCGAGAATAACACCTGACTTGCATTTGAAATCGGTTACTCCGAGCGCGGATAACAGTAAGCTGATTTTCAAAATCGGCGAAGCTGGTAACACAACGCACGACCAAACCGTCGAGATGAATTTCAAAGAGCAGGTTGTTAAGCTGGTTGGTACTCCAGCAGCACCATACAACGACGCAGAAATCAAGCAACGTATTGCAGCACTTGAAGCAGCACAACAAACTGGTGGAGGTGGTACAACCTTCAAGGAATTTGAGGCGAAGTATATTCCTAGAGCAACTCTTGGTAATTTTGAAAACAACGAGTTCGTGTCTGTTAATTTCACCAAAACGTTTTCCAAAGTACCTTTTGTGCTTGTTACCATTGACCTTAAAAATGAATCGGCTTCACGTTTTGCATATATAGCAGGTGTCACAACAACAGGTTTTAAATTCGCTACAAACTACTCGCCTGACGTTAAAGGTATCTGGTATCAAGCTTATGTCGTGGAGTAATACATGAGTTTCCTTGATATAAAACGCAAAGCTCGCGCCGATTTGCATCATGAGATGGGTGTTCCATCCAAGCATATTTCGGCGGCGAGCGGTCGCGTGTCTGATTGCCGCGTGCGCGTGCATACCAAGATAAATCTGACTGGTGATATTGATTATCAGGGTTTCGCGGAATTATCCGATGGTGGTGTTCTCGTGCTGTGTACGATTCGTGAAGCCCGTGCGCTCGGATTCAGCGTCGGCGATAAAATCGTCTATGATAGCAAGGAGTATGTGCTGAACACCCGATTGGATGACGATGGAATCTACATCGAGAAGTGGCAGGCCACACACTTACAGCATCGGGTAAATCATGATTACGATTGACTTGGAAAATCTGGTATCGCTGGAGAAGATGTTCAAGACCTTTCCAGAAAGAACCGCAGACGCAGCGCGTTTGGCTATCAATCAGACGGCCAAGCGTGAGGCGTTGTCTCGTGTTCGACAGGATATGCGCAAGCAAATCAACTGGAAAGCATCGTATCTGAATGACCCTGATAAGACAGGTGTTGCAAAATACGCAACAAAAGGCTCGCTCGTTGCCGCAATTTACGCCCGCGACCAACCAACAATGCTTAACAGGTTTCGCCCTAACCCGAACACCATGCCGTCAAAAACGACAAGTGGGGTTAAAGTAAAGGTTAAGCCGACATCCACGAAGGTGATGAAACACGCATTTGTTCACCAGTTCAGAAAATCTGGTAATATCGGTATTCTTACGAGAACAAAAGGGGGTGGTTCAACACCTCCTAGCGGCATTACTCACGGCGGTGGTCGATACATCAAATCTATGCGTGCATGGCTGTTGTACGCGCCATCCGTAGACCAAGTGATGTGGGATACCGCAAAACGCAATCAAGCCCGAATCGCAAAATATCTCGAAGTCGAGTTCTTGCGACAATTCAACAGATTGGAAAAATTATGAAAGAGCATATCCGTTTAACAGCACTCAAAAAATTATGCGCCTTGCTTGAGCAGGAAACTGGTGTACGCGTCTATCGTGGTCGTCAGGTAATCGGCGCAGATGTAACCCTCCCATGTATCATCATCAACGAGACAATTCGCGCTGGTAACAGCAACACTGGCGCAGACGAAGGCAGAACTGTACGCAATGACCGCGTAGACTTCTTGCTGTCTGGCTACGTCGATGTTGAGAACGTTGAACACCCTATCGACGTGGCCTATGAGCAAATCGCTAAAATCGAGCAGGCGTTCAATAAAATCCACGCTATTGACGGTGGTCGTTTCGGTGGTGCTAAATACAAAGAGTGGTATAATCTCGGCGGCTTAGTGAGCAACTTCAAATACGATTCTCCTGTTTGCCATAACCCTCCTGATGAGGTACAATCGAAATCGTATTTTTATATCTACTTTTCATTCAGCGTTGCGTATGATAATGGAAATCCGTATGCTGAACTTGATTAATCAACCAATGAAAGGATAGCAAAATGGCTATTACACGCGGCGCGACCAAAGCCTTAGTGCTGGCAAACGGTCGAATTGAATTCAACCAATTCCCAATCGTCAACGGCGTTGAACGCCAAGCTGACGCTAAGGGCTTCCGTTACTTGGGTTCGTCCAAAGAATTGAACCTGACCCAAGAGAATGAAACTCTGGAACACAAATCTTCCGAGTGCGGCTTCAACACAACCGACGAAGAAATCATCATCTCTTCCAAGTTGACTGGTAGCTTCACACTGGACAACATCAACACCGAAAACTTGGCAATGTTCTTCGCTGGTGAAGTTAACGCCCAAACCCAAGTTGCCGCCACTGGCAAAAAAGACACACTGAAGGTTTATCCTTCTCTGGGCTATCGCTTGGGTACAAGTAAAGAAAACCCGAACGGCGTGTTCGCTGCAACAATCACCAAGATTGAAGTGTTTGCTGATGAAGCAAAAGCCAAAGCTGGTACTCCAGTAGCGGCAACTCTGGTGGAAGGCGTGGACTACGAATACACTCCTGAAACTGGCTTCTTGATGATTGGCGATACCGCCAGCACCGACAAAATTAAGGCCGAAGGCTCTTGGGTTGTTGTGACTTACGACCTGAAAAAAGCGGCTCGTGATGTCATCATCTCCAAAGGTCAATCCATCGTTGGCGAGTTCTTGTTCCGCGGCTGTAACGCTAAGGGTGAGAACCGTCAATACTGGATGCCTAAAGTGCGTTTGTCTCCTAACGGCGATTTCGCATTGAAAGGCGGTGAAGAATGGTCTAGCATGGCCTTTAATATTACCGCTCTGGAATCCGAAGGCGCAGGCTCTATGCTGTACATCAACGGTCAACCAACAACCTTGGTATAAGCATTAATGTTGCATGAAACATGGCGAAGTGGTATAGTCCGCTTTGCCATGTTTTTTTTTTATGAGGTAAATTACAATGAAAATGAATCTTACGGGATTGATTTCCCCGACAAAGGAAGTTCACGGCGTGACCGTTCGTGGTTTGAATTTTGCCGATTTGTCTGCCCAATGGCAGTCTAACGGCGTGCGCTTGATGGAAGCGTTTGATGAAGTGATGGCTAAATCTAAAGGCTCTGACGACCTGATGGATGTTGCCAACAGCATTATCAAATATGCTCCTGATTTGGCTCGTGCTGCGTTCCTGTCGGCCATTAACGACAAGGGTGAAAAACACCCCGTTGGCGATGAAGAACTCACTGCTGCGCAAATCTGGGACACCCGTATGGGTATCGGTAAGCAGATGGATATTGTGATTGCAATCATCGACCTGACAATGAATGAATCCGACAATTTAAAAAAAAGACTGCTGGCAGCACTGGACAAACCAACTATTCAGAAAATGCTGGCGGAGAAGGCGACTTCGGAGAAGTAGACCCTTATCATCCGTTCGAATCCTTCATGCTAAGTCTAAGGCGAGATGTGAGTATCTGTTTAGCAAACGGACACTCGCAGGCTCGCCTTTATTCGCTTATAATGTTACGCAATGAGGCGGAGTTGATACGCGAACGCCGTCGTCAGGATTTTGTTTTATACGGAACTCTGACAAAAATGATTTTTGACGCAAGTAATACTGATATTAAGCAGGATGCGTTAAAAGAGTTGAACGCAGCATTACGAGATATGCTCAATCATATAGGAACTGGTCATTATGGCTGAAAATCGCTCAGTTGAATTAGAAATCCGCGCACAGGATTACAGTGGTAAAACCATCAACGACGTGCGCAAGAACATTAAGGGTCTGAAAGACGACCTGAACGAACAGGCAAAGTCGGCTGCAAAGGGTAAGGCCGACTTTAAAGCCTATGAAGCCAGTCTGAAAGGATTGGCTTCTGCTGCGACTAAACTTACCGAGTTGCAAACAATGCTTGGTAAGTTGTCTAAACTCGCCGATAACGTGGCATCGAGTGCAGAACGCGCCAAAGATGCGAGCGATGCGTATGACGACTTCGCCAACAAAATCAGCGCACTCGGCGTGCCGACCAAAGCGCAGGCCGATAAATTAGCCCGATTGGAAGCCAATCAACTCAAGGCCGCCGAAGCCGCTAAGAAACAGGCCGATGCTTATGAGCGTCAACGCCTTGAGGCTGAAGCGCATGGTTTGGCAACCAACAACATTCAACGCAGCCAAGAGGCTCTGACCAAGACCTACGAGCGCACGCTGCAAACCATCATCGACATGCGCAACGCGCAGGCCGCATTGCAACGTCAAAATGAAATCACTTCACGCGCAGGCGACCGACGTAAAGAGTTGCAAGAGCAGATTCGCCTGCAACAAGAATCTCTGAAGTTGGCACAACAACAAGCAGCCGCCGAAGCAGCGCGTCGACGCAATATTCAAAGTCAACGCAATCAGATAAACGCTCAACGCGTATCTATCGCGCAGCAAATTGCTGAGGCCAAAGCAGCGCAGCAGGATTCCGTTTCGAAGACAGTCAGTGATGCACTGAATCCATCGCGCAGCCATAAAAACGCAATGGCTGACATCACTACGTCTGTACGCAACGCAAGTACTGCAATGCGCAAATCTACGACAGACGTTAAGGCTCTGAGCGATGCAATGGATAAACTCCGCGCGGCTCAGGAAAAACTCAAAGTCGTGGCTGGTAATATTGATTTGTATCGCAAACAATCTGCTGAGTTGGCAAAACTCCGTGCCGCGTATGAATCAGCCCGCAACGAACATGCCAAACTGAATGCGCGTGTTGGCAGTGGTAACGCAACATCTCAAGAAATTGCAAGACTGCGCCAGTTGGTAGCCCAATTAAATCAATCTGGCGCGGCCTTCGCGCGTCAAAAAGTTGCGGTTGAACAAACCGCACGCATTCTTGGCGAGGCTGGCGTTAACGTCGATAAACTCACCAAAGCAGAACAACGTTTGGCTGCTAATGCCGCGCGTACCGCCGCTGCGTCAAAAACCCTCGACGTTAAGATTAAAGAACTGTCTAAATCAACAGGCTCAACGGCGGAAGCGTTTGACCGCTGGCTGAAAGGCAAGCAAGGCATTCTGGTGTTCTTGCAACAGGCACGCGGTAAAGTCTTGGCTCTGAGTGCCGCACTGGGTGGCTTGTATCTGGCTCTCGATAAAGTCGTTAAAGACGGTCAGGAAGGTGTTACACTGAAGATTCGTGCCGAAGTGCTGGCCGACAACTGGGATACAACCGCAGGCGAATTGGAGAAGTATTTCCGCGACACCGCAGAACGCATGGGTTTGGAACTGGGTACGATTATTCAGGATTCGGCTAAACTGTTCGTAGCTGGTAAAGAGGCTAAACTTGACTCTAACACCGTGAAATACATCTTCGAGCAGTTCTCTGGCTTCGGTCAGTTGATGGGCGCGGATTCCGAAACCCAATCTGGTATTTACAAAGCCCTTGAGCAAATGCTGTCTAAAACGACTGTTCAGGCTGAGGAGTTGAAAGGCCAGTTAGCCGACCGATTGCCTGCCGCGACTAACCTGTTTGCTAAAGCATTGGGTGTAACAAACGCCGAACTCATGACAATGATGAAGGATGGCAAAGTTCTCGCCGCTGACGTATTGCCTAAAGTAGCCGCGTTGATTGAAGAAACCTACGGCTCAAACATTGAGAAGACTCAGAAATCTCTCGTGGCCGAACAGTCACGTCTGAACAATGCGTTTAAAGACTGGATGCGCATCATTGCCGACGCAGGTGTCATGGAGAACTTCACAACCCTTCTGCGTGAAGTGCGTGACTTCTTCCGCTCCGACGAAGCGAAGCAATGGGCTGAAGCAATCGCAAAGGCGTTGAATGTCGCTATTGATGCGCTGCGATGGGCGGTTAAACACGCCAACGAATTAGTTATCGCCTTCGGTGCTTTGCTCGCAATCGGCGCAGCACAAATGTTCGTATCACTCGCCGCAACAATGCGCACGTTCGGACTGGGCTTGAAGGCCGCTGGTACGGCCATTACAAACTTCGCTGTTAAGATGGGTCTGATTGCCAAAGTAGCACCTTCTGTTGGTACTGGCTTAGGTGGTGCTGCTGCCGCTGGTGGTCGATTGGGCTTACTCGTTGCCCCAATCTCACGCCTGATTGGTGTGTTGGTTTCTGCGGCCAAGATTGCTGTTGGACTGTTCAAAGCATTCATCGTCTTCGAGGTTGTAGAAGCAATCTTCGAAGGTATCGTACGCGGCATTAACCGATTGAGCGGTGAATCTGAAGACGCTGTGTCTGGTATGCAGATGCTGGCTGACGTTTTGTGGCTGATTTCAGAAGCATTCGGCGTTATTTCCGAAGCCATTGGCGTTTTGGTTAAAGGCATTGCTGATTTCGTTGCCGACGCGGTTGAGTTGATTGGCTCGTTCTTTGTCGATACAACCAAAGAATCCAACAAGAGTGCTAAAGAGTTTGAAAGCGGTTGGACTGGTGCAATTCGCTTTGTTGCTCGACTGATTGACGCATTGACCGCTACGTTTAAGTCAACATTCCTTTATCTGGGTGGTCTCGCCGACTACGTTGTTAAGAAATTCAAGGGTATTGAAGCAAGTCTTCCAGACGCAGACCAAATCAACTTGGACGTGTCGCTGGAGGTAAGCGAGAACGGCGTTGAAGCTAAACTCAACAAACGCCTTGAGGAGATGCGTAAAAACATCGCCGACACTGACAACGACATCACTCAAAAAACTGCGCTTGAAGCGGCAAACCGAGCCGCTAATGATGCTGCTAAAAAGGCTGAAGAAGCGAAGGCTCTTGACGAGAAAGTCAACAAAGCCCGTGAGAAGGCTGAACAGGCTCGACAACGCGCCGAAGAAGCTGCATTGCGACGACTTGAGAAAGAATTGTCTTACGAGAAGATGATTCAAAAACTCATCGACTACCGCGAAGGCCGTCTCAAAGATGACCCGATGAAGGGTTACAACAATCTCGGCGATTGGTATTTGGGCGAGCGTCAAAAGGTTAAATCGAAATACGCGGCAAATGACCCGTATGAGAATTACTCTTCAGGTGGTTCAAACGGCACGTCTTCCTACGCTGTCGATAAACGCGCTGCTGCTGCTGCTGACTTGGCAACCAAGAAGGCTGCTGCTGACTTTACAGGCCAATGCGCGACTTACGTCAAACGTGCGCTGGCTGCTGTCGATTCTCAAGCCGCTCCGTATATCAAAGGCAATGGCAATCTGACCGCTAAGAACCTGCTGAAATACGGTAAAGGTTGGCAACAAGTTCCTTATTCAGCAAATTACGTTCCGCAAAAAGGCGACGTGGTTAGCTGGGGTGCTATCAAAGGCCATCCATACGGCCATACTGCTATCCACAACGGCAAAGAGTGGGTGTCTGATACCAAACAAGGCCGATATGGTATTGATGCCAAAACAGGCGCGTCTTCGCGTGCTTACTTGGCGGAAATGGCTCGTAATCCGAACTACAAGCCAACGATTGTGCGCTTGAGCGGTGGTAACTCAGTAACGATTACGGGTTCGACTGGTACAGTTAGCCATAACACCGCAGCTGATAGCAAAGTCCTTGAGTTCTACAAAGCCCAAGAGGAACGCTGGAAAAAGGACAAAGCCTTAACCAAACAGCAAAAGGATGACGATTCTGCCTTCGACAAAGCCGAATCTTTGGTTGAGAAAGTGACTGAAGAGGCTCGTGAAGCAATTCGCGAGATGTATAAGGCAATGGGTGTGAACGGTGTTGAGGGTTTGATTAACCGCGACCCATCAACCCTGTCTGTTGACCTGTCTGGCTCTACGCTGAACGAGATTATCGACGGCTTCAAGAACATCATTCAACCTGACAATGACAAACAGGTTAAACAGATGCTTGAGGTTCTTACTCTGGAATATGCCCAAAGTAAGAACGTTAGCCGTAAAGAAGCTCTTGCTTGGTCTAAACAGCTTGAACCGCAACTGGCTAAGTACGCTGAATTGCAGGCGCAGAA